CTCGGCCAGTGCGCCGATTGGATCGAGTGTCGCCAGGACCGCGCGTTCCTCGGCCGGCGAGAGGTCCACCACCAGGTATGGCACCAACTGTTTTGGATCGTCGCGTAAAGCTTCCTCGATCCGTGCGTGGCCGTCGATTAGATTGCCGGTGCGTTTGTTCTCGATCACACCCTGCACCCAACCAACATCGCCGAGCATGGTGCGCAGTGCGTCGCGTTGCGTGTCGCCGTGCCGGCGCCAGTTCAACGGATTGAATTGAAAACTCGCCGCTGGTTTGGTTTCGAATCCGGTGATGCGAATGCGGAATTTTTGCTTCTTGCCGTTGGTGTTGGCCATAAAAATTATTCTCGAGATTTTTGGATCTTTAATTTGGGAAACGCGGTGGTGATGCGGTCGAGGACCACGGCGCAATAGGCCGGATCGATCTCCATCGCATAACACCGACGGTTGAGATTTTCCGCGGCGATCATCGTCGATCCGGAACCGAGGAATAGATCGAGCACACAATCGCCGCTGGCCGAACTGTTTTGAATCGCGCGGTGCGCCAACTCGACCGGTTTTTGCGTTGGATGGTATTCATTCGCCACCGCACGATCTATGTTCCACACGGTGATCTCGTTGTTTGGACCATACCACCGCGGCGCCTGGCCGTTCAGCTTGATGCAGTAATAACAGAGTTCGTGTTTCTGTTTGTATTGCGCCGACAACGCGCCGAATTGTGCATTGTTTTTGTGCCATACGATCTCGTTGCGGATTTTGTAACCGGCCGCGTCGAGTGCGTTCATCACCGCGTGGCCACTGCCAAAAAGGCCACCTTGCCAGAGATAGATGGGCGCCTGGTCGTCGCTGAAATCAAACGCCATGCGACACGCCGCGGCATATAGCGATGCTTGCGCGTTTTTTTTATCACCGACCAGGCCGGCGCGTTTACCAACCACACCACCGGTATAATTCACACCGTATGGTGGATCGGTGAACACCAGTTGCGCGCGCACCTGGCCGCACAACCGGCCGACGTCGAGATCGCTGGTCGAGTCGCCGCACATCAAGCGGTGCCGGCCGACGGTCCACATCTGGCCGCGTGCCGTTTTCCATTTCCGTGTGAGTTCGGCCGCGTGGTCGAGGTCCGGTTCGACGTAGTGCAAATCGCGTTGCTCGCCGTCGAGGTGCAACACGCCGAGCAACTGTTCGAGACCTGGCATCGCGACGATGGTTTGGTCGTACAACAGATCGAGTGCGGCCTGGTCGACCTCGGCCAGTGCGCCGATTGGATCGAGTGTCGCCAGGACCGCGCGTTCCTCGGCCGGCGAGAGGTCCACCACCAGGTATGGCACCAACTGTTTTGGATCGTCGCGTAAAGCTTCCTCGATCCGTGCGTGGCCGTCGATTAGATTGCCGGTGCGCCGGTTCTCGATCACACCCTGCACCCATCCAACATCGCCGAGCATGGTGCGCAGTGCGTCGCGTTGCACGTCGCCGTGCCGGCGCCAGTTCAACGGATTGAATTGAAAACTCGCCGCTGGTTTGGTTTCGAATCCGGTGATGCGAATCCGGAATTTCTTTTTGCCGTTGGTGTTAAGCATGTAGTTCAGTTTGAATTCGGTGTTTGCGAAATTGCGCAACTAATGATTGTGATTCGGAAAATGAAACGGAAAAGGCAATCGCGGATTCTGGTCCGGTGGTGCTTTCCTGGCGCGTGCGCGCTTCTCACGTCGGTGCAAAATCGCTTGCGCCTTTAGCAGAATCGAGTTTTCTTCCATCGCTGATTTGATCGCCAGGTATTCATTCTTCGCCGCGTCGCCACGTGCGCACGCGTATGTCACGCGCAACGGACAAGCGGCCGCAAAGTAGATGGCACCGACGCCGGCGCCGCGTGTTGGTTTACCTCGACGCGCGCGGAACGGTGCGATCTCGGTCTGGCACGCCACGCACGGCATCCGGATTCTGAGTGCCAGTTGGCGCACCACCAGCGGCGCCGCGGTGTCGAGCTCGATGCGAATGCGTGGATGTCGGTGGCCACCGTCACGATCATAGATTTGCAAGCGGATATGCGGCGCCAGCGTGTCCCATTCTGGTTGGTCCAATAACGACATCGTGATTACGTGCGCGCGGTGGCCAGTGCGTTCTTGAGTGCGGTGTAAAAATTGTTGCTGAAATTCTTCTCGAATGCCTGGCGTGTTGGTCCGAACAGAAAGTCGCGTTCCTTGATGCGCGCGCGTGGCACCAGGATATACATCGCGACCGCTTTGGCCGCTTTGCCTCGACCTTGCTTTTGCATCAGGACAAACCCGCGGCCGTGTTTCAACGGCACCAGGAAATCGCGTTTGCCGGCGAGTTTCCGCGGCCGTTGCGCCGCACGGATGATGTCGCGTTTAGTGCGCCGCACGTTGCCGGTCGGTATGGCCAGGAATTCACCTTGCGGCAATTTGATCACCGTGGCGCCGGCCGGTTCCTCGATGAACTTGGCCATGAAATCGGCCGCGGTGCCGACATAGGCCACCAGATTCGTTTTGGTCGCCGGTTTGACCTTCACCGCGTATGGTCCAACTTTGTCCCAATTGTTCCGGATCGTGAATGTACCCTCGATAGAGTTGAGCACCGCGGATTGACCTTGCTTGGCCGTGGCCGTGAGTGCCGAGGCCAGTGCGAAGATGGTCTGTTTGTTGAGGTCGAGATTCGTGGTCGACACTTTGATTCGTGATGTCATCATGGCGTTATTTCCTCAACCAGTAATTGCGCCGGTCCTGGTCGCCGGCGAGCGGTCGGCCGGCACGATTGCACGGCGTGATGCGGTCGGCCGTGGCGAGCTCGGCCAGCGTGGTCGTGACCGACCGGTAATCGAGACCACTCGACCGGATGATCTCGCGCGTCGAGGTGGCATCGTGCTGGTGCAAACACTTGAGCACGGCGCGCGCTTTCGAATCCGGTGTTCTCACCTGTAACAACACGTGATGTTGCAGACGATTGAGTGCCAATCGGAACCGTGGAAATTCCGCGGCCAACGTCGCCAACTCGCGCGCGAGTTTCACGGCGCGACGCGCATCCGGATCGCGCCGTCGATCTCGGTATTCGTTCATGCCGGTGAACGGCCGGTCGCGTGCGATATAGAAGCCGGTGCCGTGGTCGCTGGCGCGCCGGCGTTTGCGGCGTGCGTCACTCGGTGCCGGATACAGGTCGTTACTCATTCGGCCTGGTCCTTCTGGCGTTTGTATGAGCCGGCACGCGCGCACGTGGCGAAGTGATTTTTGCGCAACACGAATCCACGCCGTTGCACCGCGGCGCGTTCACCTGGTGGCACGATCTCGTAGAGATCACCAGTCACCAGCACGTTGCCGTCGAGAGATGGTTGGACCTCAATCGGCGCCGTGCGACCGGTTTTCACGTGTTCGACCATCATCAGTTTGACACCGCAATCACAAATCCGGATTCGCATGTTTGCTCGCATAGTCACGCCGGCGTGCCTCACGTCGACGCAACCAGAAATTGAACCGTGGCCAGGTGGTCGGTGGATGCCGGCCGCACCAACATCCGAGTGCAAAGGCCACCGCGGCCACCAGACCGATGCCGACCGTGTTCATTTGTAAAACAACACCAGGACCGTCAACACGATCACGATCAACCAGGTGGCCATCTCGACGATGTTGAGTGTGCGGTGTTTCACCTGGCATCACCTCGACCGCGCGCGCGTTCGATCACTGTCAACACCAGCACGGTGATCACCACCACCAACAACACCAGCACAAAGACAATCAACAATCGTTTCAATCTCAATCCCACTTCCAACGCGCCGGCCGTGGCCACTAGCAACACGGCCACCTCGACCAATCGGAGTGTATAGCGGCGCATCATGATGGCCGGTCCTGGTGTTCCGGTGGTGGTGGTGGTGGTGGCATCGCCAAATCTTTGAATTCGAGACCGAGATACGCGATGGTGATGCGTGCGGCCTCGGTCCACTCGCGCACCACGTGGACCAGGTGATTCTCGGCCTCGACCAGTTCGCGGAATTCGCGTTGCTTGATCGAGAGTGTGCCGCGGTCCGATTTGAACTCGATCCACAATCCGGCCTTCCCCTGGCGCGCCACTGGCAAATGCGTGTCGAGCACGCCGGCGTTGACACCTTCGAGGTACAACGAGATCGCCGTGGCGTGGTCGCGTTGGCCACCGTTCGGAATCGCATAAAACAATTTGAGCGTGGCCTGGCGCTTCTCGTTGAGTCGCAACCAGGAAAAGAACGCGCACTGATGATCGTGCTCGATCCGGTTGCGCCGTGGTTTTTTGAGATCGCCGATCATTTCTTTTTGCTCGGTGGCCGGCGCGTTTTCGTTGGTCCAACTGCACCTCGTTTTGCCGGTCTGAGTTCTCGAGTTTTTCCTGGCGCCTTTGCGATTTTCTTAGTGCTCGATTTCTTCGTGGTCGGCGCGCGTTTCAACTTGGCGACCGCGGCCGGTTTCCTTTGGGCTTTTGCCGGCGCCGCTTTTTTGCTGGCGCGCCGTGCTTTGCCGAGGTGCCTTTTCACCAGGTCGAAGATTGGCGCCGGCAACTCGATGTCGGTCACGTCGAGAGTGTGATCGGTGGTGAGTGCGCCACCGGTGATCGACACCACCACGTGCCGACCGTGCGCCGGCACAAAATACAAACTCACTTTCAATTTGTGCGGCGTGCCGAGGTCGGCGAACGTGCGGTGCTTGGCGAGCTCGGCCTGGTCCATTGGTGCCGTTGCCGCACGTTTCCTGTAGCAATCCCAACACCGGCCGGCCGCGTCGCGAAAGTCGCCATCGTCGAGTTGTTTGTGGCACTCGACGCACTGGCGTGGTGTTTCCAACGGTGGCACCGTTGCCGATTTTTCGCTCTCAGTTGAGGTAGCAGAATCGGCAACCGTCGGATCGTCGAGTGTGAGTTGTGCGGCCTCGGTCAACTCGCCGGCGTGATTTTCGGTTTTCTTCGCGGTGCCGATGCGTGCGGTTTCCTGGATGCGACCGTCGCGACCACGGCGCCGCGTTGGTTGCGGTGTTGCCGGCGCGTTCTCGACGCCTGGCGCGTCGCTGGCGTCGGTGCCGGCCGAGGTGGCCGCGGTGGTCTCGGCCTCGACCTGGCGCCGCAACTTGCGCACAAACGGCAACGACACGCGCACGCGGTCGGCGATCACGCCGTCGGACCAATTCGACCATTCCGGATCGCGCAACATCACCAGCACCGCGCGCCGCTTATCGTCCGGCGTGCGTGGCAATCCGTGGCGTGCGTTGGCGCCGAGTGAAAACAACACGGCATCGCGTTGCGTGCCTTCGCGCACGTGCGCCGCGATGTCGTCGAGGTGCAATTGCCGGCGTGCGGCCACGCGATAGAAACCATCGGCCAACCAGTAATCGGCACCGTCGAAAAAGACATCGACGGCCGGAAAGTCGGCATCGACCTGGCGATGCATGGCCTCGGCGTAATCACCGAGCACGGCCTGGTCGAATAGCGATCTCTGTTGCGTGCCACCGTCGGTGCGGATGCGGTCGAGTGCCAACACGATCTCGGCCGGTGTCGCGTCCTGGTGATCGCCGTTGCCGTTGCCGTTGGTCTCGACGTCGAGGATTGGTTCACTGAGGTGATCGGCCTCGGCCTGGTCCAATAGGTCGTCGCCGGCATCGGCCATTAGCCCGATGTCAGTTTTGCCGGTCTCGCGTGCCTCGATCTCAAACTGGCGTTGGCGTTCGAGGTTGATGGCCTCGGCCACCGCGTCGGCCGGATCGACGTGAATCGCCGTTTGCAGTTTGTTGAGACCGCGGCCGCGTTGCGCCAGGTGGCCAATCATCTCGCGTTTGCCGTCGCGGATGTCTTTGTGCTGGCGATGCAAACGCCATCCTTCGTCGACCAGGTTCACCGGCAACACGGCCGGCCGGCCGAGCTCGGCCACCTCGGCACCGGCCACGGCATCACGTTCGGCCATCAACACGCGACCGGCCGAGATCGCTTCCGTCGGATCGGGAAATCCACCGGTGTCGAGGTCCAATTGTTCGTTCACCAGTGCGAACGGCGACGTGGTATCACGCCGGATCAATTTCCAACCGGCCGCGGCCAACTCGCTCGGCACCTTGATTCGTTTCCAGATCGTTTGTGGATCGGTCTCAGTCATCATGTTGAAAACTCCTTCGCCTTTCACGCAATCAAAATCACGCGATAGTTGTTCGAGACATAACCAGGTCCAATCGTACTGGCGCCAAACCAGCACAGCATCCAAACCGGTTTGTTTCCTTTGGCCAGATACGCAACGTCGTATGAACCATCAAAGCGTTTCCACATTTTGCCCTCATACGCACCGGTCGGATTCGAGCATGAGTAGTCGTTCAATTCCTCAAATGTTTTTTGGTCCATCAATGCGTGAGTGTCATCAAGCAAAATGTTTTCGGTGCTCGGTTGGTCCCAATATTTGCCGAGCGGATCGGTCATCGGTGGAATCATGTTTTTCTCGGCGTCACTCATGATCGTTTTGAAACTCTCCAATCAGTAATTTCTCGCCGGCCAGTGGTAGCACCAATTGACCGGTGGCGCGTTTGCGAAGCAACTTGTCGATCAACGTCGCGCACGTTGCTTCGAGGTCGAGGTGAGCACCTAAAAAGTTTTCCATTGCGCGCACGCAATAGGCGAAGGAACCAACCGGCCTGGTGGCATAGTTGAGTGCGTGCAGGATGCCGCACTGAATCACCAGGTTCGGTAGATCGAGAACCAATTTAACGTTTGTGTAGTCGGCCGCTTTCAACCGGTTGCCGGTGAGTGCCACGTAGTAGTCGAGAATGGTGCGCGTGCGGTCTGGCGCCGGCGCCGGTGCCTCGACGTTATTGCCAACGCCGAGACCGGCACCAGGAACGGCCGGCGCGTGCGAGTCCAACGATTGTGGATAAGCACTCGGACAAGGTTTTCCACAACCATCACGCGCCGGCCGGATCGATTCCCCAATCAATATCCGATCAATCAAATCTAAAATCCGCAAAGGTTGTGCCGCGTTGCCGGCCGGATGCGCCGCGGCGTTGATCTCACTGGCCAGCACCGTTGCTACCTGGTCCAACACCACCGACAACGTGCGTTGATGATCGGTTGCCCAACGTTCAATCACGCCAACCACTTGCGCGTCGAGGTCGAGAACGAGACCACGGCGCGTGGCGTCGCGTGCTGGTGGATGCCAGGTCGTGAAAATCTTTTTGGTGTCGGTTGGCTGCATCGTTTTCATCCTGTTGAAAACTCGACCGCGGATCGTTAAAGCTTCAAACGTTTTCCACAAGTCAACCGACGACATCAACCACCACGCGCGCCGGCGCCGTTGGTGCTGGCCTCGGTCGGCGCCGCTTGATCGAGCACGTTGCGCAACACACGCACCGCACCGAGCAAGAATTCAATCGCGAGTTGCATCGCCTCGGCGTGGTCGATGCCGGTGCCGACCAGCACACCATCAAAATCCTGTTCTTTGTTCAACCACACTTGCCAGCACTCGCCGCACTGAAAAATAAGCAACTCGCCGGCACCCTCGATCACCTCAAATCGTTGTTCGTCTAACATGGTCCAACTCCGATCATTGTGCGACGCCTTCTTCTTCTGCTACTTCGTCAGCGGTGAATGGTCCAAACCTAAATCCGGCATTAGAAAAGGAAGCAACCACATCATTACTTCGAGGATTAACTGTTCCCGCGGTCAACAAATGGACCTCTCTCACGTCGGCTTTATAACCACGCAACTTACAAGAAATCTCTAGAAACGATTTGAGAAATGAATTCAAGGCAGATGGCCAGTCATCTTTGTAAATCTCTCTGTTAATTAATTCTGCCAACGTGTTGACAAACTGGTCCCTGAAATCCTTTTCGTTGTCTGCGTCTGTTTGAATGGCCATTGCGTGACCCTCTTTGAATAGTTTGATCATGCCGTTGTTTTCCTTTCCGATATTTGGTTTGTTTGTTGGACCACCATAATGATCGACCTCCCACCGGCGCGCGCAATAGTCTGCAAGTTTTTGCGCATCTGCTTTTTGCAATCCGTTAAAAACCCCCGCTTCGATTCCGACCACACAATGCCGGCGTTTACTCACCTCAAATCCCATCCACATTCGGGAAAAAGCTTCGGTGTCCTCGGTGGTAAAACCGAGACAATGCATCCCTCGTTGCGGTGGATATGCTGTCAAGCAATCATATTCAACTGAAAACCCAAACCTACTCTTTCGCCTCGGACAACCAACAACTATGAAAGGCCGAATTAATCTTTTACATACTTCATACCAGACCGTGCGCCACCGGTGGCGTTTGCTTTTGCCGCTGTTAGTCAGATCAAGAAACCCCTTTGTGATTGCTTCTTTTTTTTCCTCTGTGGTCAAAACCTTTTGGTCCACCTCACCAGCGGCGCACAAACTCGCGCCGGAAATAAACACGTGCATCGGCCTCACCACGCGTGGAGATCGCGCGCCGCTGGAACAGTTCACCGATGGCGAGTGTCACCTGGTCAACCACGATCCGGCGTTGCACTCTGTTCGGCATTCGCTGGTGCGCGAACTCGACGATCTCATCTTGCGCGCGCGCGCCGTCGGCCAGTGCGCCGAGCACCAACGGCACGAATCGATCTAGTGCCGGCGCCTGGTCGGCCGGCATCACAAACGGCGCCGGCCGGCGAATGAGCCGATGCGCCGGTCGCGTCGCTGGTGATTGCCGGCCGTCACGTAGTGCGGCGCGAAAGTCGCGCATTTTGCGCCGCACGCACTCGCGACAATAAACATTGCGCCGGTCGGCCTTTGACGCGTCGAGGCCGAACGCCTTGATCGGCAACTCGCGCGGTCCACCAGGACACGCACCGCAAGTTTTGGTTTTGCGTTTCATAGGTGGTCGACCTCCAACGGTTGAGACCAGATGCACCGGCGACCGCAACGAGGAACATGCACCGGATCGTTGCGTCCCCCAACGCCACGCCAATCCGGTTGGTGCGGCCGCGGTGCTTCTGGTAGTCGGCGCACGCGTGCCGTGGTGGAGTTGCCGGCCGGTGCCGGTCTGGCCAACGTCGACGCGAAGCTAATGGCTAGAACTCGCCGGCGTTGGTTGGCGACCTGGTTGGACCTGTCGGCCACTCCGATCCGCAACGTGCGCGTGCGCAGTGGCGAATCACCAATCCACAAAACCGCACCGGTGCCGGCACGTTCCTAAGCGCGCCGGCCGGTGGTGATTCGCGTGCGGTGTCAAAAAACAAAATCCGACCACGGCACGTGGTGGTGCCAGGTCGGATCGTCGAGGTGTCGAGATTTATTTAGTGCGGCGCCGTCGAGGTGCGCCACCAGGTCAAACGGCCGGCGTGTGTTAGTGCCGGCCGTATGATAGTGCCGCGTGATAGTAGCGGCGTTTGCGAGTTGTGATTTTGCGTTTTTACTGAGTGTTTTGGTGAGCCGTGAAGGACTCGAACCTTCGACCCGCTGATTAAGAGTGAGCGGGTTCACCTCTTTTGCCACCTCGCAAAACTCGCCGCTTAATCGTTCACACCCTGCATTTTGCTTAGTGATAGTGCTGTTCATGCGTGTGCAACCGTTGACACCGGAATCCAGCGGATGAGACACTGAACAGGTCGCGCGTGATAGTGAAACGGTCACGCGCGTGATAGTGACACCCAACAAAAGGACAACTAAGCAATGGCAAAACCCAAACGAAAAACCACCGGCCGCACACGCGGCAACAACACCGGATCGGTCTGGCGTGATCGTCAGACCGGCAAACTCTATGCGCTCGTAACGTGGACCATCACCGTTGACGGCAAACCAAAACAGAAACGCAAAACGCGATTGGCCATCACCGGCACGATGCGGGAAGCCTATAGTCTGATTCCCGAACTGCAAGCCGAGGTTGAGGCCGAGCGGCAACGCGCCACGGCGCGCCAGGTGGCCGAGCTCGATGGCACCGCTGGCCACGCGCGCGACGTCAATCCCAAAACTCTCACCATCGGCCAACTCGCCACCTACCACACCGAGGACAATTTGACGCCGGCCAGGTTCGACGAAATCACCGGCGTGAAGCTTTCCGGATTGCTGAGTTGGCAAGATGCGCGCCGCAAGGTCGCCGCGTTGGTCGCTTACTTTGGCGCCGGCACGTTGGTGTCGTCGATCACCGTCGGCCAGATTCGCAAGTTCAAAAATCACCGCTTGAACTCGGCGCCACTGGTGCGTGTCAAAATCGCCGGCACCGACAAAACGGAAATCAGAAAATTGAAGGATGCCAGCGGCGCCACCAGGTCGGTCGCCATTGCCTCGGTCCACCGAGAACTCGCCGCACTCCGGCGCATGTTGAATTACGCGGTGGCCGAGCGGTGGTTGTTGACCGGCAATCCGATGACCGGCCATAAGGATTTGATCAATCCCGATGCCGAGCATACGCGCGAGACAATCGCGACCGTCGAGGCCGAGCACGCGTTGATCGATCACTGTTACACCGACACCAAACGCCACCACCTTGCGCCGTACCTGGAAGCTAAATTCGGTTCCGGTTGCCGGTCGAGTGAGTTGCGCCGGATGCTGGTGCGCGATGTTGATTTCGACGCCGTGGTTGATGGTGATCTGGTCGGCACCTTTCACGTTCACTCTTTCAAAGGTCGACGGCGCAAGGATCGCGACCACGTAATGACACCGCGCGTGCGTGCGGCCTTGCTCAAAGCTTGCGCCGACAAAGGACCAGACGATCACGTGTTCACCTACGACGTGAAGGTCAAGCAAGCGGATGGCACCAGGTCGGTCGAGCACCGGCCGATGAAGTACGCACCGAAACGTGCCTTCGCCACGGCGAAAAATGAGGTGTTGAAATGGTCCAACGGCAAAATCGATTTGTCCGGTTTTCGTGGTCATGATATCCGGCACACCGTGGTCACGCGATTAGTCGAGCTCGGCGAAACTTGCGAGAGTGCTGGCAAGTCGGTCGGCCACGAACAACCGAAAACCACCTGGCGCTATAACAATCCCGATCACTCTAGTGGCAAGCGGATCGCGAACAAGCTGGCCAACTACGGCAAATCCGAGGTGATCGCTTTCAAACGTAAACGCAAAACCGCATAAGGTTCCGCGGTCCAACTCAGAACCCAAAACGGCCGGTGCTTATTTGCGCCGGCCTTTTGCTTTGTGGTCGTGTCGCTTCTCGAAGTCGTCGAGGTGTTGCGCCGTGAACCGGATCGTTTGAGAACCTGGCGTGCGCCAGAATCCGATCATGTTGGTGCGGCGCCACCGGCGCAACGTGGCCAACGACACCTCGAACATTGCGGCCACCTCGGCCTCACTGAAATACTTTTTGCTGTGCCGGCCTGGCACCGGTTGGTTGATCTCTTTTTCCATTTGCACGATTCGTTCGACCTCCCCACCTTAAAAAATCAAAAGGCAAAAACACCAACAGCAAAACACACCGAGGAATAAGCCGCTGGCCTGGTCCAACCACACACGGTTGAACTCAGAATGCCATTAGCTTTTTCTCAGTGCGTTGCCTTGAACTTCCGGTGAACTAAATCTGATTAGAGATTGTCGATCAACGTGGAAGCACTAACACCCCGTTGAAAGCGGTGAGAGGTTGCGCCAGCGTGTTAGCAACTACTCGCCGGCACCACCGCTTCGTGTTAGCCAAATCAAACCCCTGGATCGTCGGGATTTTTCCGTGAACACTTGCGACCAATCGCGTGTCAACTCTGCCAAGTGCGCGATGGCGTGGCCGCGTATATACTCCCACTTGCAATCGTGGTCAAGCGTCACCGGCGCACGCAGTGGTTTTTTTTTGCAGTGGCCGCGATTGTTCACCTGTTAGCATCGGTTTTTTCAACCCTGCCATAAATCCAACACCGATCCGAAACAGGTTCGATGAGAGTAGATCGCGAAGATATCGCCGATTACATTCGGCGCACGCGGCGCGCGTCGCAGTGGTCCTGTAAGGACATCTCGATCCGTGCGCGTGAAAAAGGATTTGCGATTAGTAAAAGTTATGTTGCTCGGTTGGAGAACCGCGAGATCATGCGGCCGAGTTTGGAAAAACTTACTGCCCTTGCGGCCGGCCTCGGCGTGGCGCCGACCGAGATCGACGCGTTGGCACGTGGTCAATCACCGGCGACACCGCGCGGTCGTGAGGCCACGTTGCTGAATATGTTTCGCGCGTTGCCGGCGAGCACCCAGGACGATCTATTCGAGATCACGCATTGCCTTTACCGGCGCCGCGTCACCGCAAAAAAGAAACGTGCCAATCCACCGACCGGAAATTCATCGCGAACGCGTTGAGCCCAATGCCGCACCTGGTGGTATTTGGATTCGCGTTTGTTCCCTCGACCGGTTGCTTACTGAGTATGCGTTGCACGCCGGCGCCGACTATGCGAATTCGGCCGCGGTCGATCACCAGATCGCCGAGGCCAATCGCGCCGGCACCGTTTGGATTTACTCTTACGACGGCGACACCGGCGAGTGCATCAGCACCTTGATTGCCGACCGCACCGGATCGCGGAATTAAAATCTCGAGTTGTTTTTCCTGGCCGGAACCCCTCACGCCACCGCAACGGCCAACACGTAAAAGAACAGGCCGGCCCAACCAAAATTTAAGCGGCGATAGAACGGTCCGTCGGTCACTGGTGGTCCGATGAACGCGGCCACAAACAAAAGAATCAAACTGGCGATCAAACAAATCAGCGACCACGGCGCACCGCTTAGACTCGGCGCGAACAGAATCATAATCATGGTTTTTCACCTCCGTCGATGGTCCAATTTGGGATTTCGTTGTTGATGACGACGTGATAAATCATCTGGCGCTAGATACCTCTCGCCGTCGCGCGTTACCTGCAACTCGCAAGTGCGCCGGAAGTACCTTCGGCCCCCCTATGCCAACCGGCCACCGCGCGCCGCGTGGCGCGTCGGTCGTCGAGGTGCCGGCCTCGGCCTGGTGCCACCCACCGCGGCGCCTTGCTGGCCAGCACGCCGAGCAACACGCCGACAACGACAACGCACGATTGCCGACCGTGCGCCGCTGGTCTCAACTCAGCCTGGCAATGCAGAAGATCGGCGTTTGCGATAGCACCGGCAACGAGACCGAGGCCGGTCCGTTGTGCACCACCAACAACTCGACATAGTCGCCATTGACTAGATCGAGTTGCACGGCCAGACCACAATCGAACGCCATCGCCACACTCGGCGACGTTTGCGATGCCACCACCGCTTCGCCAGCGGCGCCACGGTTCTTAGTGCATCGTAATTGAAAGTAACCACTCGCTGCGCCTGGTGATTGCACACTACCTGTTACCAGGTATTTGCCGGTGGCACGCGCAATGAACGCCGACGGGAATGAAGCGTCGTGCATGTTCATCGCATCGTACACCTCGGTGTTGAAGTTCAGCGGCGACACCTGGTTCGCCGGAATCACGAACGCCGTGGTGTTGGTGAGTTTGGCCGTGTAGTCCGACACCGTTGGTGGTGGCGCACTCAACACCGTGCCGGCCAGACTGAGACCGGCGCCGATGGTCAACTCTTCCGGATCGCCGGCACCGGCCGCACTGCCTCGACCGAGCAACCGTGCGGCCGCGGATACATCCTGCAACTTCGCATAGGTGACGGCGTTCGGCGCCACGGTTGGATTCGGATAGGTGCCGGCGAGATCACCACCGGCCGGACCGAGTGGACCGGTTGGCGCCGGTGGTGGTGCACTCAACACCGTGCCGGCCAGACTGAGACCAGCACCGATGCTGAGTTCTTCCGGATCGCCAGGTCCACCAGCACCACCACGGCCGAGCAACCGTGCCGGCGCCGAGACATCCTGCAACTTGGCATAGGTGACGGCGTTCGGCGCCACCGTTGGATTCGGATAGGTGCCGGCCAGATCACCACCGGCCGGTCCGGTTGGTGCACCACCACCGACCGCGGTGGCACTCAGCACCGTGCCGGCCAGACTGAGACCGGCACCGATGCCGAGTTCTTGCGGATCGCCTGGTCCACCGGCACCACCACGGCCGAGCAACCGTGCGGCCGCGGATACATCCTGCATCTTGGCATAGGTGACGGCGTTCGCCTTGATCGTCGGATTCGGATAACTGCCAGTCAGATCACCACCAGCGGCGACCGGATCGCGCGCATAGGCGATGGTCTGTTCGGTGGCGTCGCCGAGCTCGCGCACCGACCGCAATCCGTCGCTGGAAATCGTGACCGTCGAGAAAATCAAATCTCGATCCACCACCGGATTTAACGGCAACTGGACCGATTGGCCTGGCGCATAAACGCCGACCAACCGAGCGGCCGCGGCCACCTCGTCGACATAACGCCACCAGACTTCCACGCGCACCGGTCGCACGCGGTCGGTCGGATACCAGGCCGGCCGTGCTTGCGGTCGACCAACCAATTGCAGACCACCACTGTTTTTGGCGATCAAATCCATTTAGCTTTCCACTGGTGGTGGCGCCGGTGCACCGCGCGCGAGTGCCGTGGCCGAGGTATAGATTTCACTGTATCCGCAAATCCCATCGGCGCGCGTAAACGAGAATCGAATCAAGGTGCCGGCATCGACCGGCAACGAACCAGCGGCCACCACGCCGGTGCCGTCGCTGGTGACGGTGCCGTGTGCCGCGGCGTTCGTGGCGTCGTACACCTGGACCACTTGCGCCGGCAACATCGTGGTGGTGCCGTCGTCGTTGTCGATCTTCACTTCAAACGCGGCGTAATAACTGATGGCCATTTAGACCGGTTCCTTTCCGACGGTGAATAGCACCTGGTCGTTGTTGTGCGTGAGGTCGATCAAATCGACGTTATAAGGCAACCGACCGCGCGCCGGTCCATTTGGATCGGCCGGATCGAAACCACCGTCGCCACCAGGAATCGTCGGTGGCAATGCCGGTCCACGGTTCAACAATTCCAACCGGTCGTAATAGACTTCCGGATATGCTTGCGCCGAAATCTCCACCGTCAGATCGCTTTTACGTGTCAACGAACGAATGCGGAAATAGCTAAACGGTTCGAGGCCGGCCGCGGTCCTGGTGGCGTTGATCTGGTCCAACTTGTCGGATTCGATCTTGATGATCTGATATTTGTGCAACTCCACCGTGGCGAGATACCAGGTCAAAAACGCCACGCGTAAATTGTTCCGCAAACCACCCTCGTCAAACTCGCCGAGGTTCAATAACAGGTTGCCGAGTCGGCCGGCCTCGCCGATGTTGGTCACGCCGAACGCGTTGAACTGGCGTTCGACCGCGCGCCGTGAGGTGTCGCCGAACGCGTGGCCGGCGCGAAGTTGCTGGTCCATATCATCGAAGGTCAAAGGAATCTGTGTGTTCTGTTGTGTTTCATCATCGAAGGTGAGCACCACGCGATTGCACAAATCCGCGTCGGATTGCATCGAGAACGCCAGCGAGGTTTTGCCCTGGTCCAAACAAATGTTCCGCACGTCGCCGCGGTCGGTGAACGTGGCCACCGGATGATCGGCACATAAATTCTGAAACTCGGTCGATTGGTTGAACGCGTCGAGCACCGCATCGCGACCGTTGCTGGTCACCTGGTCCAACCAGAACGCCAGGCCGGCATCGTCCGGTGGCCGGCGCAAATACGCGTGATAGCAATCGGTCACGAACTCGACGTCGGTGCGTGCGCGTGCGGCATACTCGGCCGAATGAAACAGGCCGAGCTCGCGTTGCTGGCACTCATGCCACAAAGCATCGTTGCCGGCCGCTTGCGCCGTTTGTAACGCGGCAATCCACGTGTTCGCTTCGCTGGTCGACGGCGCACGGTTGAGGACCGACCAGAACGCCTGGTCCGTGAACACCGTGGTGCTGAACAATTCCGCGGCGCGCCGCAACGGCATCACGCGTAACAGACCACGATCCGGAAACGGCAAACCAAACCGGCCGGCCAGGCATAGATCGGTGATCTGTTGTTGCGCCGTGCGGTCGATCAACTCGGCATGGAATTGCGTGCGTTGGCCGGTGGTGTCGTTGCCGGCCTGGTCCTTTTGTGCCACCACCTCGGCGCACCATAACGCCAGGTCGATGAAGTCCTGCAAAAAGAACCGCACCACGTCGAGACCATATCCCCACCGCTTATTTCTCAACAGATGCAACAACCACCACGCACGATCCATCGAATATTGTTCGGTCCACGTCGCCGGATCGCTGTAAACGCGCACGTCGCGCAAACCCTCGATGTCGACCTCACCACGCAAATCCGCGGCGCCGCTTTTGCTGAAATCACCTTGCGCCACGCCGAGGAATAAAGCGGTGCCGCTATAGTTCAAGATGTTCGGTGAAAATGAGGATTGCGGTTGGCGCTTGTCGCCGTTGCGAAAATTGTTGTGTTGCGGTGCGATCAAGGTGCCGTTGATTTTGCCACCACCGATTGATTGTAGCGGTCCTTCACAACAGGCAAATAGACACTTCACCGATCCACCATCAGGATGTTTCGTGTCCGGTTCCACCACGAACGCCAACAGGTCGAGATCGGCGACGTGCCGTTGGCCGGCGATCACTCTGAGCGGTCGTTTCAAATTGGTTTCGTTGCCGCGTGAGGTGACGGTGATGTTTGGTCCTTTGGTTTCGTGGACCACGTGCGATTCGGCCACGGTGTCGAAGGCCAGGTAACTCAAAGCATCGCCAAGTCGATCAACGCACACTTGCGTGGTGTTGCGTGGACAACTGGTGAACGGCGCCGAGGTGGCCGGATCGAGATTGCCGAACGATCCACCGAGGTGCCGATTGTAAGGACAATCACCTTCGTCGATTTCCGGTTGCGTTGCTAACAGGCCACCGAATACTGCCTGGCATCCGGTATAGAACGCGCGCGCCGGCAACGGTAAAGAACTCGATCTGAATCCGGCCTCGGCCGTGAGTTGCACGCGGTCGACGTTGATCGCCGTCGGTGGTTGCAGATGGCCAAACCACTCCGAGACAAACAAATCGACGTCCGGAAAGTAATAGAACAACTCGACGCGAATGCCGGCGCCATACGTGAAGGTCAAACGCGTGATCTCGTGATCGCCATCCCAAAAATCCAACGGCACCGAGTCGTCGGCAATGCCGGCATCGTGCGGCGTGTCGAGAAACACGCCATTGCCAAGTCGCAATTCAATCGGACCGTCGAGTTGGTCCAACACCGTCGCACTCTCCAACACATCCGCGGCCATCCTGGTGGCGTAGTAGATCGGACCATCCGGCAACGGCCAGGCCACCAGCACCAATTCGGACACGCGTGGCGACGTGCCGGCCGCTTGCAGTGCGCGCAACTCGGCGAGTTTCGCATCGCGTTCTGGATCGTCGGCGATCATGTGTTGCCCTGGTCTAATTTTGCAGTTTGATCATCGAGAATTTTGGCGCCGCAAATCCGGTGGCCAGCATGTTCCGCGAACCGGAGAAATCGTGGTAAACGGAAAGACTCAATTGATCGCCTTGCTCAAGAATCATGTTCCGGCGCAATTTCAAAACCACGTTCCACGTGGTGCCGATGCCGGCGCGCACGTCGTTGTCGACCTTCGCGCCATTTTTTAAGAGGTTGATTTGGAAAGTCGCGCCGGCCGGCGTTGGTTCAAACTCGACGCCGGCCGTCACCTCGTACAGACCGGAAATCGGCACCGTGTAAACGGTGAACGGCAACGCGTTGGAAGCCAGGCCGAGCTCAGCTTCAAATTCGACCGCGGTGAATTGGATCGGCGTGGCCGTCGCCGTTGGCACGGCCACATTCGCGGTGCGTGTTGCCAGGAATGCCAATGGAATATTTTTGGCAATCTGGCGCAAGTTCAAATATTTGCCACCGTTGCGTTTGAACACGTCGTCGACACCACTGCCGCACGCGGTCGAGTTCTGGTAGTAGATCGATCCGCGGCCGACGTTGCCGGCATCGTCGAGGAATTGGACCGTCTGTTGCCACGGTGGCAAGGTCGGCATACATGCGAGTGTCGCGAGCTCAAGATTCAACATGCCGATGTTGAATCCGTTCTGAGCTGTGATCTTGATATGCGTGTTGTTATTGAACATATCGATGTAATCAAAGCGCGAATTGTGCACCGCGTTCTGCATCTCGATGCCAACCCAACAACCGGAAATCACCAACCGTTGCGCATAGAGTTGTTCGGTGTTCGTCATGCCGGTGTAAAAACCAGAGATGGTCAACTTGCGGATTATTTGATCACCACCAGCGGCGAACACCACGCCACGCAAACCGATGCCACCTGGATTGGTTGGTTGCACGCACGCCGTGGTGTATTTGCCGGTGTCGATGATCACCTCGTCGAGATCGAAACCCAACACGTAAGACATATCCAGTGCGATCACGTTCGGATTGTCCGGACACCGCAACACCATTTTTTTCATGATCAATTTCACGGCCGTGAACGATCCGGCGTTGGTGCCTCCGATCATTGCGGCGCCGCTGGCCGTGGTCTTAAACACCGATGCGCGCGTGGTCGGCAAATTAGGATTCACCACGGTGCCGAAAACCGCTGGACCGGCGTGCGCGCCTTCGATGGTGATCTGGTCCCATTCGCCGGCCGGCGTGACCGCTGGCAAATTGACGCGTGCCTGGTAACCGGCCGCACCGGTGGCCACGCCGTCGATCCGATAGATGCCTGGTGGCACGTCAATCGTGGCCACTTGCATCGTGTGAGCGGCCGCAATCACCGCGTTGAGAATCGCCGTGTTGTCGGTGGCATCGTTACCAACTGCACCCCACCAGCGAATATTCAACCGGATGCCGGTCTGGTTGCCGGCAAAAGTGAACGTGCCTTGCGTGGCGAGTGCGTTATAAAAAATCTGCACCGGTGGCGCGAGCACGGAACCGAGGATGCCGACCACCACACCATTCGCCGGTTGGATGCCACCTGGACCAACGAACACCAAACCGATGTTGGCCGGAATCGTGAGGTTTGCGGCGACCGCTTGCAAGGTCGAGATCACCAGCGTGGCGCGTGCGGCGCCGATGGCCGCAACGGCCGCGGCCAGCGTGGCGAATTCCGCGGCGTAATAGGACACCTGGAACGGCGACCAGAGCGCACCACCGCGGCCAAAGAATTGTGTTGAGCCATCGTTGTTTATTACCACGCGCGACACGCCGTGCGTTTGGAGATCGATGGCGCCCACACCGTCGGCATCACTGTCGGCGCCGATGGTGGTGCTGCCAGTATTGATCACGCCACCGGTGCCGGTGCCGATGCCGGTGAGACCGGCGCCACTCAAACCGTTGAGGTCGGATGATTGCAACACTACATTGCCTTTGCGCGTGTTGAAGGTGTCGACCACCGGTGGCAAGTCGGACAAACCGGCGCCACTCAAGCCATTGAGGTCGGCCGATTGCAACACCACCTCACCGTTGCGTTTGTTGAAGGTGGAAACACCTTTTGGTGTTGGTGGTAACTGTTCGATGACGGTGGAAACCACACTCGACGCCGGCACGCGGTTGTTTTTGCTGGTGCTGGCAACCACGAATTGATCGTTGGCCAGGTCGAGTTGAGTTTTTGGATCGAGCTCTAAAATTGCTTTGTCGGTTGCCATTGCAAAATCCCCTTTACGTTGCGGCGACCGGCGACGTGATGCCACTGACACGTCGCTGGCGCAAATTCAAACCGGTGCCATAAATGCGCGCGCACATCACCTGGTAGGTCAATTGGTGATCCACGAAACTCGCCAGGTAGAGTTTCCGATCTCCGTCGTCCGGATCTTCGATCTCGATCCAGAACGGTTCATCGCCGCGTGCTTTGCTGGTCCGGAAAAACTTCCAGAGATAGCCGGCGCGCGTGCGGTTTGGTTCGAGCACGATCCGGCCACCATTTTCCTGCAACAGAAAACCGCCACCTTCGAGCATTAAGAAATGCGGATCGTCGACGTTATCCGGCACCGGTGGCGCCGCGTATTCCTCACCAGGCAACGCGTCGATCTTGATCGTCCACGTGCGCGTTCCCTCGGCCACGCCGACCAGTGCGGCCGCACCATAGCCATCGCCGAAATCGGCCGTTAGCACGTTCCAGATGCCGGCGATCTCGGTGAATAAGAATCCCTCGGTGTTTAGTGTTTCCATAATTCGCGTTTATTTGCCCTGTAACGCGTCGAGCGGCCGGCGTGCCTCATTGCCTGGCCGGCACCAGAAACGCACCGCACGCGCCAACGTGGCGCACGCACGCGTCGGATTTCAAGCAAGTCGTTGCCGTTGCGACACCAACCGGATGAGACCGGCATCGGCATCCATCGCGCGCACCAGGCCATGCGCACCACGCATTACCACGTGCGACGCCGGCATCGAGTTGAGATGCGACACCGCGGCGCGCAACTCGGCCGCGGCCTCAAGCAAGCCACCACCACCACCGTGCGGCGTGATGAAACCATCCGCGGCCGGCGTGAAGGTCTCGGCGCCGCGTTCGCCGACCACGTAGCGCGCGCCACGGTAGACCGGACCACCACCGGCGCGCGGAATCAACGGTTTCAAATCAATCGAGGTGGCCATCGGTGTTGCGGTGCTGGCAATCGCGCCGGTGTCGACGTGCTTATCGTCGCGCAACGGATTGAACGCACCACCGCTGGCCAGGCCACCGGCGACACTCGACACCACGCCTCCCCAATTGCCACCGAGGCCGGCCGACGCGGCGCCGGCGATGGTTGAGAGAATTGGACCAACGCCAGGAATGAAATTTAAGAACGGCGCCGCGATGCCGAGTATCTTCGAGAACAGACCGCGTTTCTTGCCGACCGTTTGTTGCGGCATCATGCCGGCGATCTGGCCGACCGCACCACCGAGCATTCCCAAAATATCCTGTCCACGAATGAGTTGTTCACGACTGGCCTTTTGCGATTCCTTCGTGAGTGCGATGGCCGTTTTGGTGCGTTCGATCTCGGCGAGTCGTTGTTGCTCAAGCGGTGTCAACGATTTCATGGTCACGGAACTGATGTATTGGATCGCGGTCTCGCGTTTGCGGTCCAACACGATCTCTTCTTCTTGCGCCTTTTGCGCCTCGACGATCACCGGCACCGAGTCGTTGATCGTTTGCACAAATGATTGGATGTCGGCCGTCGCTTCCAGCACGCGCGGTTTCGCACCGAAAATTGCTTTGGCGCCACCCTGGATATCCTGTTGACCAAAACCGCCACCACCACCGCCACCACCAAAGATTTGACCAGCGGCGCCGGTGATGTCCTGTTGTCCCCACTGGACCACGGCCACCGGTTGCACGCCACCGGCGTGTGCGGCCAATCGCGAACTGTACGTCGACAACGCGCCGGACATTTTTTGCGTTGGTTGGCCGTATGGTGAGGTTGGCAACGAGGCCCATTCCGGCGCGCCTTTTTTGATGGCGCCAGCGATGTCACCCTGCATCAATGGTGCAATCATGCCGCGGTCGAACATGAGGAACGCGACGGCCAGTTCTTGATCGTGCGGATTCGAGAAGTCGAGTTTCCTGCCGATTTTCTTCTCGACCATTTCCCAGGTGCCGTGCAGGATTTGACCGAAACCGGCCGCGGTCGAACTCGTGTTTCCAAAAGGAACGTGGACGTTTGGATGCTCGGTGCCGAGTGCGACGCGTTGACCACCAAATATTTTGTTGTAGATGCGTTGGCCGCTTTTGGTGATCGTGCCTTCGCCTTTGCCGATCACGTCCATCATCGCCTGCACACGCGGATCGCGTAGCAACGATTCGAGAACCTGGATGATCTGGTCTTTACTCTGCCCGAACGACGCGGCGAAGCCTGGTCCAATGCCGAGTGCAATCCCCTGGCCCAACGGAATGCCGACCTCACGTTCCATCACGTGCGACGGCGTGTGAATGTCGAACAGGTCATCAAATGCGGTTTGTAAACCGGTGCCGAAACTTTTTAGTGAATCGCCGACCGCTTTGAATGCGTCGGTGCCGCTGATGCCCTCGGCCACACCTTGCGCCAGGTCGAGACCACCGCGGATTCCGCGTTCCGCAAAGTCGATCAACTGGCCGGCCGACGAATCCAAAAAACTAACTAACTTTTGCGCCGTGGCACTCGACAACACTTTGTCGGCCGTCTGGTACATATCCTTGAGACCACCGGCCAATTTCTCGGTGCCGGCCGCTTCGGTGATTTGCATCCGCGCGCCGAATCGTCGTTCGGCGCCACCGAGCGTGGTGCCGGCCACTTGCGCCGCATAGCCACCTTTTTTGCGTTCGATGCCCTCGGCGATTAACCGTGAGGCCACGTCGCCACGGATGCGACCTTCGGCGACGTATTTGGCGATCTGTTTTTCGGTGAGACCGGTGGCCGCGGCCAGGTATTGTTTCGCGTCGATGCCGACCTTGTAGAGTGCCTTCAAATCGCGCGTGGCGAGTTCACCCTTCTCGGCAACGAGGCCCAACGAGTCGGCCACCTTTGCGATCACCTCGGCCGATCCACCAAAATCCGCGGCCTGGTCCGTCGCCGCTTTCAACAGTGTCGTCGAGAGTTTTAGATTGTCGGTGAGGTCATACAATCGTTCGCTGGTCTCGATTAAAAACTTCGGATCGGTGCCGGTCTCGACGGCCATCTTCTTGAGGTCGTCGAGGTATTTCTTAGCCTCGGATGCACTGCCGGCGAAGGTGGTGAATTCGACCTGTGTTTGTTCCAGAACTTTATTGAGTTCAAGCCCTTGCTTGATCATCGGCGTGAACGAACTGCCAAGTTTGTCGACCATCGATCCAATCGTGGAACCGATGGCCGTGCCGAGTCCTGGATTAATCACCGTGCCGATAATCGATCCGATGGTCTGGCCCAACGAGTCGATGGAACCGGTGATCGCCGTGGTCGCCGCGGCGCCGAACCGGTCGCCGAACCGCTTGCCGGATTTCTCGCCGGCCTTGTCGATCTCGCCACCGAGTTTTTTGACACTGGCGCCGGTGTTGTCGACCTCTTTTTGGAAACTCTTAATGGCCGCGGTGCCCTTGCTCGCGTCGACCGCAAGTTCGGTTCTGAGTTTGTAAGCTTCGATCTGGCGTGCCATTTGGTGGTGGTCCTATTTCTTACGCGTGGCCATCACGCGTGCGTAACGTGCGGCCAACAATTTGTGCAACCAGGTCGGATCGCTGGCGAGCAAATGTTCCGGCAACACGTGGAGATCAAATGCCAGGTCAATCAATTCTTGTCCTTCCAACGGCAACCCTCGCGCGCCACCGGTCTCATACCACAAGGTGAGCAAGCGAAGGTTTATTCGTTTCCCTGGCGATCATCCGTGATTGCCTGGTTGATGCGATTCAAATAATAGGTGTCGAGAGTCGCGAAGAACTCGGCCGACGGTGGCACCGGTTGGCCGTTGTCCACCAGGTCTGGCAACTCGACGACGTTGTGGACCAACGCATCGATCAATGCCTGGCGTTTGTTCGTGGTGGCATTGAATTGCGCTTCGATCTGTTCGCCTTCATCCAACGAGATGCCACGGTAGACCACGCGCATCTGTTCGGTGGTGCTTTTGCCGTTGCCGTTGTCCTCGAATGAGAGTGTGACCTTGACCGTGTGCCGGCCACCGCTTTTGATTTTGTTGATTTCGATTTTAGCCATTGCGGAAAGTCCTTCGCACCAGGAAACGTTTCCTAGTGCCACGTGGAACGGTTGATTGGTTTCAATTCCTCGGCGTGGTTCGCGCGCCGGTGGCGGGAAGTCGAACGGTAGGAAAAAACTCGAGAAGTCTGGTCCACCAGACCGACCGCGGCATCTGACAAACCACGGCCGACCTGGTGGAAGATTAAAATTTAGTAACTGCGCAATTCACCGTAGCCATCATCCTGCACGTTGCCAGGTTTCAACAGCACCGTGCCGTCGAGCTCATACATCGCGACCTGGTTGTCGGTGCCACCGGCGCCACCGGCCTTCAACGCATAGGTGGCCGACGGCGAGAACGCCACGCGGTCGAAACGTGCCCAAACCTTCTGGTCCTGCACGGCCAGGTTGATGCCGTCGAACAGCACCGCACAATCCGGTGGTGTCTTTGCGGCGATCACCACGCCAGAACTGGCCGCGTAACTGTAAGAGAAAATTTGAAACGGTTGCGTGAACGTGGCGACCACCAGGAACGTGACCAACTTCGACGCGGCATCGAACGTGTAGTCGGTGCCCTCGACCAACGTGGCCGGCGTGGCCACGGCCGAATCCTTGATCACCAGGTCGGTGATGCCGCAATGCGGTCCTGGTATCAGAAAAACATCATCCACCACGATGCCATCCGGTAACAGCACCGGCACCGCTTCGTCGCCGGCCGGTTCCTCGGTGGCGATGCCGTGCAAAATCAATTCCAGATTCTTCGCGGTTTTTTCCTTGAGTTGCATTTTCAATGCGCCGGTGCGGCGAATCAAAATATGCAAGTCCTGGAGATTTGGACCAGTCTTTCCGGTTTTGTAGTTGTCCACAAACTCGGCCGTTTGTGAGTATTCAAATTGTGGTGTCTCGCCGACGTCACGCCACACCGTCGGATTGCCGTTCACGTCGAGGAACGAAACCTTGATATCACCGGCGCCGATAAAATAATCAGGAACTCCCATAACTCAAATCTCCTTCACTCGTATGCGTTAAAAGGTGCCGACAAAAATTGGACCATGAAACCCACCGCGGCGCCGTCGATCTGAAACGAATCTTTTGGCACGATGAAACCATCTTCCGTCGGTTGCGTGTCGACCGCTAAACCACCGAGTCTCGCATCGCGTTCGCCACTGGTCGGATTCGTGATCACCGCTTGCATCACGTCGCCGAGCATCAATCGAACCTGGTGCGCATCCGGATCGCGTTGGAGAAATATGCGCACCTGAAACGGCAACTCGTTCATGATCTGTTTTTCTTGCGCGTATTCCTGCACCGTGTTGTTCACCAGGTCGAACACGCCGAGTGCCGGCAATTCTTCTTCCTGGTAGACCACCGGCCACTCGTTGATCGGTCCGGTGCCGAGGTCGGTGGCGTAACCGTTCGCCACGGTGATTGCGGCCAACCGGCGTTTGATTTCGTCGACCAACTTTTGCCGGATCGTCGAGGCCATTATTTTTTCAAATACACCGTTGGAATTTTGCCGTCCTGGTCGTCGGCCACGCGTTGCAGTTGATAGGTAACACCCTCGATGATTGCGGTGTACTGTTTGACCTGGCGCCGCACCACGCCGGCCAAATCCTCGACGCGGCAAATGAAGTTCGGTGCGGCCGCTTCCACGTCGGTCTCATACAACGACACCGGATTGGTCACGGCGTTCATGATCACCGGTATGGTGGCCGTGAAATCATCTGGTCCACTCAAAGAACAATCGACCGCGTGGCCGTTGTCGATCTCCAACTCAAAAAACTCCAACCGATCCGCGGCCGTTTCAATTGGCATCACCTCACCGTTTCTTTTTCGCCGGTGCCGGTTTACGCGCCGGCCGCTTCTCGGATTTGCCGGATGCGCCACTCGCGATATGGTGCCGCGGTCGCGCCGGTCGCGCCGGCAATTTCTTCACTGCTAGTTTTTTTTTTCGCCGCTTAATGGCAATTGCGGATCGCGGTGTTCTGGTTCCGGATCGCGCACCTGGACCATACCCTTCGCCGGTCCTTTTTTGGCGCCGGCCTCGGCCTCGACGGCGCGACCGTTGGCCAGGTAGACCGATGCCCAACGTGAATCCACCTCGGCGATATCGGTCTCATAGTCAGGACCGTAATCGCTTCCCTCATAAGCGGTGTTGCGCAAAAACTTCAACGTGCGCCGTGCGCCTTTGTCGTTCACCATCTCAACCGGTGGCATGATTATTTTTTCCCCTTTGTCGCACTGGCCTCGGCCGCGGCCGTCGCTGGCAACGTGCCGAAATTGCCGGCCTTCACAAACGATTGCAGATGCCGAAATTCCACGTCGGTCAACACAAAGCTTGTTACCTCAACCATGCCTTGCTTTTTCTTCGCATACGGATCGGTGATGATCTCCAACACACCCCAATCGCCGATCAAAACTTCCGGCCAGTTGCCGAGAATGCATCCTGGCGCCGGCATGTTCTTCGAGACCTCGGCGCGAATGCCGTTCACCTTGCCGTCGGACCAGGCCGGCATCCCAATCGTGGCCGCGATTGGCGTGATCTTGTAGTCCATTGCCCATTGCGGATCGGCCAGGTATGCGAGTGCCATCGGATTGCCGTTGGCGTTGGCCTGGTTGAGCAAAAATTCCATATGCACGGCGCCGCTGTAGTTGAACGCGGCGCCAAAATCCGCGGTCTGGATGAGTTGGTTGTACAGGCCGACCGGTGCCGGTGCGACGCCTTGCAGTGCCGCACGGTCGAGTGCCGCGGCGTGTGCTTTGGCCAGGTCGGTCGCCACGATCTTATCGACCGACGGCGTGGATTGCGCTAACAACTGGCGCGAGAACATGGTGGTGGATTGTGCGGTGCGTGGCGTGAGCCAAACCTGGTCAAGTGCCAGATCGGATTCGGCCACGTCGACGCCAGGATTCTCAACTTGCCAGGTCACGACGGCGCCGGCCGTGGCGCGTGGAAATCCTACGTCACCTTTCAAACCGGTGAGCACCGTGGCGCCGAGTTCGATCACCCAACTTTGCGGCCGCAACAGATCGATGAACGTGCCGAATTCATCGAAAGTTAATTCCTGGCCTTTGGTCGGTGTCTTAGTGTCGAGGCCGGCGCGCGTATGGTCCAACGTGATGCCGGTTGGCACCAGCACCCCACCGTGGTGTTCATAACTGGCGCCGAGCTCGCGTTCGAGTTGCGTGGAGATTTCGAGTTCGAAACTGTTAGCACGCCGATCACCCATGCGGCGCGCCACGTCGACCATGATGGCGTTGCGGATTGAATAGCGTTTATTTTCGCGCGCCGTAAGTTCGATCACCGGTTGCCCTCCGGATGTTGCTTGTTGGTCCAACTCGCCGACCGCGCGCTTTTAGGAAAAGACACACGCGGCCGGCGCGAGAGTTTGTTTAGGGAATGAGGCCGGTGCCTTTGCAGAACGATTCGCCGTGGCGCAATTGCACGTCGGCCAATAGAAAACTGGTCAACTCGATCATGCCTTGCTTTTTCTTGGCATACGGATCGGTGATGATCTCCAACACGCCCCACTCGCCGATCATCAGTTGCGACCAGACACCAAACACGATGCCGTGCTCGTTCGTGCCGACGCCGAGATTTTTGGCAAGCTGATTTGTGACCTCGGCGCGATAGCCATTGACCGTGCCATCACGCCAGATTGGTTGCGAGAATCCGGTGCCGATTAATTCCGGTGTCACCTTCGCCTTGCCACGTGCCGACGGCGTGGCCAGATAGGCCATCGTGCCGACGTCGGCATTATCCGCGGCCACCTCGGTTTCCATTTGGACCAGGTGATCAAACGTGACCGTGCCACCGAACGCCACCGAGTTGACGCCGTTCGCGGTGTAGATGCCGGTCGGTGCCGGCGCCACGCCGTCGATGGCCGCTTTGTCGATGCCGAGTGCGTTGATTGCGGCCAGGTCATCCATCACCAGACCGTCGACGTCAATCGCCGATTGCGCTAACAACTGGCGCGAATAACTGGTGGTCGATTGTGCCGTCTTTGGCGAGAGCACCACCTGGTCCAACGTAAGATTTGATTCGGCCACGTCGACGCCAGGATTCTCAACTCCCCACACCAACGTGCCGGCGCCGATCTGGCGTGGAAATCCTACGTTGCCTTGCAGACCTGGCAACACGGTGGCGCCGAGTGCGATCACCATCGCGCGATTGCGTAGCATCTCGATGAACGATCCATATTCCGTGAACACCAATTCTTTGCCGGCGTTGGTGGTCTTAGCGGCGAGACCGGCGCGCAACTGCATCGCGGTGCGGCGTTCGAGAAATTCACGGCCACCGCGAAGTGCCTGGCCGGTTGGAATCAACACGCCACCGTGGCGTTGATATCCGGAATGAATCGCGCCTAGTCGCTTCTCGATCTCGGCCGAGATTTCCAATTCAAAACAGTTTTGATTGCCGAGGCCCATCCGCATGTTGACGTCGGCCAGGATGGCATTGCGCACCGAGAATTGGTTCTTCTCGCGTTCGGTCAACTCGATCACGTTGCCTTGCTGTACCACCGGCGTTTTGGCCGCGGCCTCACGTTCGCGCCGCTTCTCAAAAACTCGCTGGCGAAATTCGGCCAACGTGTTGCCGCTGGCGATGGCGTCGCGCGCCACTTCTTGCGCCAGCGTTTCGCCTGGTGCGTCGATCACGCGTGCCAGGTCCATGATCTCGGTGGCCAGCATCAAAGCACTCACCGTGGCCGCGGCCGTTGCCACTGCCACGCCGGCGCCGAGCTCGGCCGCACGGTTGCCGTTCTGGCCGTTGGTGCCGGCCGGATTGCCGTTCTGATTCTCATTTTCTTCCATTGGTGTCGCTCCTTTGTCGCGCATCGCAATTGGTGGTGTTGGTGCTGGTGGTCCATCAGAACGGCCCGCATCGAGTGTGCGCCCAACTCCCGATCCAACCACGTCGGCCGCGATTGCAACGGTTGACACTTCGAGCGGTTCCCACCGCGTTGCTGTATAGGTTTCGGTGTCCTCGTTGGAGATGTATTCGTGGACCAGATAGCCGACCGAGATTTGCGTGCGGATGCCGTCTTTCACATCCTGGAACTCGTCGAGTCCGGCCTGGCGTTGCGAGAACTTGACCGTGGCGCGACACACGCCATCACTGTCGGCGCGTGCGGTGCCGGCGACCACTACACCAACTTGCGCGCCGGTGTCGTGGTTGAGTAGCAACGCGCCACCGTTGTTTAAGCGGTCGAGCATCACCGAGGCCGGATCGCATTGCAGAATCTCGGTTCCATACCACCGGTCGATTGGTGTTTGTGATGCGAACGCAATCTCGACCGTGCGCGCTTCCTCGTTGATTGTTGCGGCGCGTTTCGCGCGGTCCGGTTCAATCGTGAAGGTTCGTTCCTGGCGTTTGCCGAGTAACTGTTGAAGGTCGGTTTTCATTGGTCCAAAAAAGAAAAGTGCCGTCGACGATCTGTTCGTTGATTGTCGACGGCGCCGGATGTTAGACGTGCCGATTGTTTTTTGCGCGCCTGTTAGAAGCACGCGCCAAGTTCACGCGACCGAATCGCCACCGTCGGCCGGTGCTGGTTGTTGCACACTTGCGGCGCCGGCCGGTAGCACAAATTGAATGCCGTATTTGTCGGCGAGCTTCTGTTCCGCTTGCAGCATTTCGAGGATTTCTTCGAAGTCCTCACCCTCATCCGCGGCCACCGCGGTGCGTGTCGTGAACGCGTTATTGACGCGCAACGAATCGGCCTCGACGTCCTGCAACGGATTCACATAAGTCCAACCACGCGCCAACCACTTCGGATCGTTCACGCGGTCGAAATCACGCGCCAACATTCCCTCGATGGCCTCACTGAGAATCGCCGACCGCAACCAGGCCAGATAGACTTCACGATTTAGGTGCTCGATAAAATAGCTTTGCCAGTACCGGTAAACTTCGCGCGCTTCCTGGATGCCGGATCGGATCGAGGAAAAATTCACCTCACGCAAATCACTCGCGAAGGTGGTGTAGTCGACATCGAAACCAACGGCCACGCCACGCAGCATCGCTTTTAGAAATTCGCCCTCGTTGCCATTCGGTGAGTGCGGCGCAAACATCTTCATGTCGTACCCTGGTGGCAACTCCGGAAAGATTGCCGGTTGCGCTTCGATCTCCGATGGTACGGCCGTGAGTTGATCTTCCAGCGGTGAGATTTCCTCGGTGGCCGGTGGAATCAAGAATCCCATCTGGCACGCCTCGACGCGCGACGCAATCACCTTTGCCTCGACATAGGCGCCGAGCTCGCGCAAGTTTCGCATCGCCGCGTGCGCCGCTGGTGCCGACCTGGTGGCCGCTTCATCGTCCAACCAGAACGGCAAATAAATGATTTCACTCGCCGGCACACGCACGCGGTGGAGTTGCCGGCCTTGCGGATATAGCTGTTCGTAATACGGCGTGGTGAGATAGAACGCGACGATCTGTTCGTTCTGGTCCACCTCGACCGACATCCAGATGCGATTGCCGTTTGGCAATTCGGTGTTGTAGAGCTCATCGAGGAACGACACGTCGATAAATTTCAACGCGAATCCGAACTCGTTGTCGGCCGTCACCTTGCGGATCAAACACTCGCCATCGCGAAACACTTGCGTGACCGCTAAATTTTGCGCGTCCAACCAGGTGAGTTTTCGCGACGCCGTGCAATTCTCTTTATGAGCCCAACGCTTGAATGCCGTTTCCACTTGCGTGTTCAACACCGAGTCGAGGCCATCGCCTTTGGTGGCGCGCACCTGTAAGCGAATGCCGCGTGGTCCAACTATGTTGGATCGCATCATCGATAAGAACTTTTTCATGTAACCGTCGTTGTGCGCCAACTCGCGCGACCGTGCGCGCATGGTCCTCAATCCCTGGCGCAACTCGGCATTGATCGAGGTCAGCGGCGCCACCCAATCATTTGTCAACCGGTTGTGCACCGCGGCCTCAAAACGCCGGCGCCGCATATCACGCATCCGTGCGCGTGCGGTGGCCTGGCGTGCGGTGCGTTGCTCGGCGCGTATCTCAGCAAACGATGGTAATTCGAGATTGAGTGTTTGCATTTTCTATGGTCCTGGTTCGACCGGTCGCACGTAGTGATTTTTGAAGGTGCCGGCGCCAGCGGCGCGCCGTTCGGCGTTCACTCGTTCGACTAATCGCTTTTCGAGGTTCAACAATTCGTCGAGTGAATAGCGGCGTTTGGATCGGTTGGCGATCTGGTATTCCGCGGTGCCACTGATTGCGGCCGTGGAGATCGCCACGCGTAGATCGGCGAGTTGCTTTTCCAACTCGGTCGGTGGCCGGATTAGCAGTGGATCGACCACGCGCAAAAGGAATGCCAGTTGTTGCACGTTGCCGTCATCGCTGGTGAAGGTGTTGTAGATCGCATACGCGGTGTTGAGCACGCCACCGGCCAACGTGATGCGCGTGGTGGTGTCGTCGAACGCGTCGCCGCTGGTGCTGAGATCGGCCGGCACCAACCAGGTCGATCCGGTGATCTTGGCGCCGGTCGCCAGGTAGTCGGTGCGATCAAAAATGTATTGAACCGTCGAGGCCGGTGCTTTTAGGTAGTCGGTCATCGGTCGCGCATGTTAGCGGCGCCGCTGGTTTTTCGCGCGCCTGTTAGAAGCACCAGGACAAAAGGAAAACGCCGGCGCGTGGTGCGGCCGGCGTGGTTGGTGGTGCTGGTGGAGTTGCCTATTTTTTCTTTTTCAATTCGCGGTCGAGGTCACGCAACGCACGCGGCAAAAAGGCCGGCACGCGACCGCGGCCACGTTCCGATTCCCAATCCTGCAACGTGCGCACACTCACCGGCAACAAACGCGCGAGATCGGCCTGGCTGAGATTGTGCTTGGTGCGAAATTCGGTGGTGGTCATTTTTTCCCTTATCCATTCTCTGATGTTGAGCACGCCACGTTGGTCGGCGATTGTGGTTGGTTCGATTAGCAGATGCGGTTTTGCCGGCAACACTTAGTCGGCCTTTCGTGCGGCCGCACGCCGTGGCCGGCGCACCTGGTTCAATTCACCAATTCTCTTCCAAACGCAATCCGTACAATAGTGCGCGCGTTTCCAATTTGCCGCTGGTGATGCCGTTCTGGTGCCACCTTGCACAGTCACGATGTAGGTCATTTGTCGTTCTCGGCGACAAGTGCAGCACGTGGTGATGATTGGATAATTTGGCATTAGCGTTGTGCCTCACTTTTGAAATCGTCGCTGGTCCAATCAAGCGGCGTGTGTACCTCATGCCACGATGCCGGTCGGCCTTTGATCTCTTTGCCGTAATCGTCGAGGTTGGTGGCCTGGCCGGCCGCACCGTCGGCCAGGAATCGGCGCCACTCTGATTGCGACATCGACCAGAAATATCCGTATTGACTGACATAGACTCGACGGCGATTTGGTTGCCTCATTTGGCCACCTCGACCTCGGTGGTGATGCCGGCGAATTCGGGAAGGTGGTCGCCGATCATTTCGTTGATCATATCCTGCACAAATTGAGCGGCATCGGCGCCGGTTGGTGCCTCGACGTCGCGCACTGTTACGGTGAGGTTCACCGTGTACGTGTCGCCGGTGGTCTCGACCGCGGCCGAGGTGTTGGCACGTGCGGCCGCTTCGTTGGCGCGTTTGAAACCGACGTATCGGCCATCCTGGTCGAGACCACGATTCGCCAGTTGTTGCCGTGCTAAATCTTGGAGATCGATCCGGCCGGCCGCGGCCGCAATCAACAGGTCGGTATGAGTGCCTTGCAGGATGAAGATTGGATTCAGATCGTCGCTTAGTTGGTTGGTGTTGGTGCTCATTGTTAGTTGACCTCCATCAGAGATTCGCGCGTGATTTTGTTGGTATGAAATTGCTGTATGTAAGCGATGGCCGCGGCCTCACCTTGCTGGTTGAGTGTCTGGCGAAAGTGCTTCGCAATCTTGGTGTTGTAGGTTTTGTTCACGGCCGCAATCAGTGTGTTGTTGCCGGCCGTCTGTTTGGTGGTGGTCATTTTTACCTTGTCCTTTTTGTTAGTTTTCTGCACGCCACCAATATACGGAATATCCGTAGAGTAGTCAAACGCGCCGAGGCCACCAACCGGTTGCCACCAGGCCGGCCGGCGACCTCACCAATTGCCGACGAATCCACCACCGCGGCGCCGCGGCAACCGGAACGCTTTTTTGGCGTTTGCTTGACCTGTAACGCGGCCGGATTCCGGTGCGGTGCTTTCCTCGGCCGGCGCCGAGCTCGCGCCGCTGGTGCCACCGGTGCGGCCTGGTGGTGGTTGTTTGGCCAGGTCGGCCACGGCGTTCAAAAGTCGCTCGCGCAACTTGGCATAATTCGGTCGCAAAAACTCTTTCGCAAAAATTGCATAGACTCGACAATCCCATGCCTCATTGCGTGCGCCGGCTTTTTTCTTCACCCAACGCCAGACCGAGAATCCCAATCGCACGGATCGGATTCTCTGTTCGCTGGTCAACTGTTTGAAATAGTCGTCGGTGTAGTGGATCGGGAAATGGCAAAAGCCTGGCACCGGTTGGCCGGCGTGGTCTGGTGGCAACTCGATGCGCAGTGCCGCGGCCGCGGTGTCTTTTGCGGCCTCGGTGCCGATGGTAAATAGCTTCGTGCGTGGTCCAACGAGTGAATACTTTTTCGGCACCAACGGCCGGCCAGGTTTTGATGCACCCTGGATGGCCATCCAGCGGCGCCGCTGATTGACCTTACAGAATTTGTAAACGCCATTCTGACAACCACCGTGTGCATCGATGCCACCGGCCGACGCGCGCATCGTGAGGCCGAGTTCGTGTTGCCAGTCGGTGAGCAAGTAATCCTCAAACTCGGACCAGACCGGCGAAGGATACTGATTCGGATCGCCCCAAAAAACACGGTAGTCAATCGACCACGATTCATCGCCGGCACCCCAACCAAGAATCTCGACCTCGATCCGATCCGGATGCGTGTCGGCGCCGAACGTGATGAGGTCCACGCCGGCCGGCACCGGCGCCGGATAATCCTCACGATGAAAACTGGTTTGTTCCTCGTCGAGTCCTTCACCCTCTTCCCACAATTCGCCCAACGTGGTATTGGCCCACACCTGGAACAGTGGAAAGGACCGCGCGCGTTTGGCCTCGGTCAACTCGCGCGCCATTTCTCCCCAACTCATAAACGGCGAATAGGTGCCGAGTGCTTTGAAACCAACGCGGCCACGAAACTCGGCGTGTGCGCGCCACTCATACGCGGCCAGCATTTCCTCTTTGTCGTCGTCGGTCATGATCGCCTGGCAACCAGGACACTGCCACACCGCATCACCTGGCGCGCGGTCCAACTCGGTCCACTTGATCGTCAACCATTCCAATTGTTGATATTCACCACACGCCAAACATGGCACGTAGAGATGCCGCTGGTCCGAATCCTCGAACGCCTTCTCGATCCGCGATTGACCTTTGATCGTCGGCGAACTGGTCATCACCACCAACGCGTTGCCGGCCGCACGGTAATTACGCGTGCGCACCCTGGCGAGTGCCACCGGATCGCCCTCGGCGCCGGCCGAGGCCGGAAATCGATCCACCTCATCGAGTAACAGAATCCGGATGTCCTCGGATGCCAGGCCAACCGGTGAGTTGGCGCCAACCATCGAGATATGACCACCGAGAAATATTTTGTGGAGAAGCGTATTGCCGGAATCACGCGACCGCGGATCGTCGACCAGATCACGCAACACCGGCGTTTCACGAATCATCGCCGTCAAGCGGTCGCGTGAATATTTCTCGGCCGCTTCGAGTGTCGGTTGGACCAGCATGATCGGCGCCGGATCGACGTGCATGAAATAGCCAATGAGATTGCCGAGCACACCTTCCGTTTTGCCAACACGCGAACTCGACCAGAACACGATTTCCTGTACGGCCGGATCGGTGGCGCACTCTAAGATTTCTTTGAGGTACGGCACGCGGTCGGTGCGCCACTTCGATCCGATGTCCGGTCCTTGCGACACATAGCGGTGCTGTTCGGCCCATTGGTAAACGGTGAGATCGGCATCGGGAATCGCCGCTTGTAGTGCCTCGGCGAAGATGCGTTCAACCAGTGGTCCAATCATGCGTTAAAGAATGTTCGGATAGTCGCGTTTGAGGTCGTCGAAAATCACCGCGAAGTCGCTGGCGAGAATTCGTTCGAGGTCCGACACCGTTTTGGCGCGAAACAACCGGCCGCGTGATTCGCGCGCGTATCTGCTAAATCGTTGATGCAGTGCCTTCACCAATTGGAAAGCACCTTCACGCAACTCGGCCACCGGTGCGAGCTCGCCGCGTTCCCGTTGCAACTTGAGCAAGATGCGTGCGGCCTCGGCCGTTGTCTTTTGCGTGCGTGCTTTGTGATAGCCGTTCTGGTTGGCGTCGACGTCACGCGCCGCACCCAACACCGCGGTGGCCTGGTTGACGTCGAATTGTTTTTCCTTCGACCGCGTGCGCACCGGTGCCACGCCGGCCGCACGCAATCGTTTTGTGACCGTCGCGCGGTCTTTACCGCTGGCGCGCGCCAACTCTGAGATGTTGGCCACCGCGGCGCGTTCGCTGGTCCAATCGCCGAGTGCCGGTTGTGTTGGTGCTGGTCGTTTGTTCGTGCCGGTGTTCATACATCGTGGTTCGGATCGAATCCGAGATTAAGCAACTTCCAGAGATTGCCGTGGTCTGGATCGAGTTGATGAATTAGTTCGTGCATAAATTTCTTTGTGCGTTGCGCCGGTGGCGTTCGCATCACCCCTGGCGCGCGCAAACCTAATTGGACCACCGCAACCAAATCAAACCAGGTGATTAGATCGGCCTCGACGGTGAGCGGTCGATCACCGGCGCGAATCACTTCGGCCGTTGCGGCCTCGATCAATTTTTCGTCGTCAGATTTTGCCATTAGCTTTTTTGTCCTTTCGTTGTTGGTGTTACGCGGCCGGCAACAATGCCAGTGCGGCGATCTTCTGGCGTTCAAGTTCGGCGATGGCCTCGGTGCCTTGCAGTGCGGCGACGTCGCATAGCAACGGATATCCGGAATCAATCGACGCCATGATCTCGGCACGCGTGGCCGTGCGACCTTCACGCCACCAGGTGAGTGCCAACGGCGTGCCGACGCGCACCAGGTAGTCGCCATCGACCGCGAACGGTTTGAACGTCTTAGTCACCCAAATCAGAATCACACCAGGATTGCGCGCCAGGCCGAGACCTGGCGCATCTTGCACACCGGCCGGCAATTGTGCGGCGCGTCGCTCGGCCTCATCGAGATTCAAAAACGGACACGCCAACACCGAGAACTCGGCGCACTCGCGATGCGATGGTGGTTCACTCGACACACGGTTGATGGCGCACATCGGACCGATCACGAATGCGAAATACTGGCCGAGCACCTCACCGCACAACCAGCATCGATTCTCTTTTAGTGCGCGTGCGCGTTTGCGTGAGTCCATAATCCGGAAATCGAAATGGTCCTGGACATAGGCCACGAACCACGGCACCGGATAACCTCGTTCCACTGGCAAGCGGCGCATCCGTGATGGCACCGGTGGCAAACCCGCACGATAAATTGCGCTATCTGCAATCGGACATCGATGATTGATTTTTGCTTGTTCATGCGTGAACACCTCTTTGCATTTTGGGCAATGCTGATTCACGCCTGGTTGTATAGCGTGGTCCATGTTTCACTCGCTCCTTTCAAACCCATGTTTCGATTATCACCTGGTCCTCACCTGGTTGGTGCGGTATGCAACTCATCCACGATGGCACCGCGGCGCGCACCTCGCGCAACGTGGCGCCGTGTGCGTACAGACCTGGCGACGGCCACGCCTTCGACGCAATCACCCACCATTGGCGCGCCACAAAATTGTGTTGTGGATAGTCGCGCGCGTGGTGGTAGATCACGATCATGCGAAGCGATTTTTTGGCCTCGATATACGGCGCCGAGGTCGGCGCGCGGTCGTCGTTGCGGTTGGTCTCGATCTGGTGCTCGATGTTGGTGTCGGTGTTGTTGTCGGTGTCGGTGTTGGTCATGGCTCATTTCCCCTGGTTGTGTCTTTCCTTTCATGTTTGTTTGGCCTCGTATTCGATGCCCTGGTCGTCGAGTAACTTAGTGATTTTCTTTTGCTGGCGCGCACTCGCGCACGGAATCACGATCTTGAACGAACGTTTGAATTCCACCGTTTTCGTTTCCTGGTCCTGGTCGTCGTCGGCCTCGGCCTCGTAATGCAGATTGCGCAACAGTGCGTCGAGGTCCGGCATCTCGGCGATGGTCTCGTTGTAGAGTTGATCGACCGCGGCCGGATCGGTCTCGGCCAGTGCGCCGATTGGATCGAGTGTCGCCAGGACCGCGCGTTCCTCGGCCGGCGAGAGGTCCACCACCAGGTATGGCACCAACTGTTTTGGATCGTCGCGTAAAGCTTCCTCGATCCGTGCG